GTTGGCTCGGATATGTGTCTAAGAGACAGCTTTAAGGCCGTTAAATGAGGGGTTCTGCGTTGCAGTACGCATAAAGTAATCTTTTGAAACAATGACGCTAACGTTCTTTCCGCCTTTGCCGTTGAATACGTTCAAGTGTGCGTCTCCTGCTAGCGGGTTCAGTCCACGAGCGCGACAAATAGACATGAAGCGTACCGCGTCTTTTGGCTCAATTTCTGCGTTACCTGTGGCAATGTAAGCCGCGATAGTTGCGCGTGATAGCTGGACTTCTACGCCGTCATTTGCTGTGTATTTGATAATCTGTTCTGCCATGGTTTCTCCTAACCGTTATAACGTCGACCGTGAATATCGTTTTGCTTGCAGAAGTTAATAAATGCTGCTTTAGAAGCCGCTGGAACGTCCACAATGAATGTAATGACCTCTTCTGCGGTTGGTGCTGGCTGCGGCTCTTCCTGTGGCTCTGTGGCCGCCTGTGTGGGCTGTGGCGCGCTCTGTGGTTGCTCCTGTTGGCGTGCGGCTGCTTCGGCTGCTATGCGCTCCTGTTGCTCCTGCCACTGTCTCTCGCGCTCTTGCTGCTCGCGTTCGAGCTGCTCTGTTTTGTCACGCTGAATACGACGCTGTATCATCGCGGACATTGTGTTCTCAAACTCTAACGTTGAGAAGTAATCGCCCTTAACTTCGACGCGTTCGCGGTCGTCCATTTCTGTTGCGTTGATGTTCTTGATATCGTTTGCAACGCGGTCAATACACTTACGCAAATGCTCGACGGCTGCACGCTCGTTTGTCGAACGGTTGAGCCACTTGCCCTCTGTACCAAAACGCTTTAGTAGCAGTTCAAACGGAACAAGAGCGGTTTGCTGTCCGTCCAGTGGTAGTGCAATATCGGGTGCGTATGTCTCGTATTCCTCTTGGAGCGTTGCGCGGCGTGTGCTTTCCCATCTGTCCTCGTAATCGGTGATGTTTGATTTGTAAGCAGTTTCGAGCGCGGTTAGCTCGCCGATAGCTTCGGCTGCGTGAGCTTTGAAACGGTTGATTGCGTTCTCGAGCGTTGAAGTCATCGACTTTCTGTCGCTGTCGATTGCCGCGATTTCCTTTCGCAGCATTGCACGAGCAGATTTAGCGTCTTTGTAATCGGCTTCGTTCGTGATGTCATGCGGCTGGTATTGAGCTGCGATTGTTGCAGCCTTGCCGCGTGTTTCTGCGAGCCATTTATCGCCGTCGGTGAGAATTGCGGGCGGCTCGATAACTTCCGCTTTTACCTCGATAACCTCGTTATTTTTTGTTGCCATTTTCTTTTAACCTCTCATAGAATTTGCTGTTTGCCCACTCCTCGCGGGCTTCTTCTTTGGTTGCCTTTGTCGCGCTCTCGCACCCGCAATAGTCGCAGTGCAAGAAGTAACCGTGCGCCGTCTCTCTAACGCCGATGCCGTAAAACATACCGCCGTTATTCATGCAATGAGGACAAATCATTAGTCCCTCTTTCGGTTTAGGTACATGCCGCTGAACGTAAGAAAGCCACCAATAAGCACACCAAGGCACATATTTAGTGCGCCGTAGTAGTAATCCCAGTTTGGGTCGCCCGTGTTTGGTAATGCCTTCTTCTTAGCCTTCTTCGCCGGCTTAGCTGGCTCGGGCTTTGGCTGTGGTTCGGGGTCTGTGTCCTGTGGCGTTGGCTGTGGCTCGGGTGTAGGCGTTGGTGTTGGCGGTGTCTCGGGTTCTGGCTGTGGCTCGGGCGTTACTGGCTCGGCTGGTCGGTTATCACCGTTGCCGTTACCGCCACTGTCCTGGCTTACGAATTGATAGCGTGAGCTTTGCGTTGTCTCGCGGCTCTTTAGCTGGATAGAGTTCGATGTTGTCTCTGTGCCTTCTGTCTCGTAGTACATGAAGTACTGGTTGCCTTGGAAATCAACACTCGACAAGTCCCAAGTAAAGCTGTTTCCGCTAATAGTTGGCTCGGGAACGCTCACACGCACCCAGCTTGTGGGGTCAATGTTGCTGTATGCGTCCATGTGAACGCGGTAGAGACGGAATGAGCCAGGGATAATGCGTGTGCCGTCCTGTGCTGTGTCCTCGAGTACAACGTTAGTGAGGTTATCCGCTGCGTGGTTCAGACGGACTGACCACTCAACTGTTCCGTGGTCGGTCTTGACACCCCACTTCGCAATGACTTCGTGCTGGATAATGCCATAATGCCGTGTCTCGAAGCTAGTTTCTACGACCTGCCCCGTGGCTTCATCAATGAGCCTTAGCGTGGTTGTTCCAGCCGCTGCGTCACCTTTGACGTGAGCCGCAAGCCAAAGCGTACCCTGTACGTTGTCTTTGCCGTTGACCCATGATGTGTAGGTGATTGTGACGCGTCCTGGTGTTACTTGTGCGGTTGCCATGACAGCACCGTCAGGCGCGTAAATGTCGAAGCTGGCCGCATTTGTTGCTGGGAAGTCGAGAATATCTGGGATACCCAGTGAGAACGTGTCACCCTCGTGAACCTCGCCCGTTGCACTCCATGATGCAGTCAAGTAGATGTCTTGGTTCGTGAATGCAGAGGTTAAGTCCTGCTTGTTTTTGTCCGTGACTTTGAAACTGGTAATCGTGGTTGGTACCGTCTGAGCTTGCGCGGTACATGGCACAAAAACCAGCACTGCAAGCACACAAACAGCCAGCCACTGAAGAATCTTCTTCATGGTTAAAGCCTTTCTATTAGGTTGTAAAAAAATGGGGAATTATTTATTTGAATCTAGTACACAATCATGTGTACACCAAGCTGCGACGATTACTGACCCTAATATCAATCCTGGAAATGCAGAGTTGTTTTTTACCTGCTCAAAAACAAATGAATAAACAAGGAGCACGGACGAAGTAACAAAGATAAAAGCGCAACAAGAAGCTATAAACATCATCATTGCTTCAATGAATTTTTTAGGCATTCAACCTCCTAATGATAAATGCTGATTTATTGCAATAAATCGTGACTTCCTGCAATGAATGCTGCGAGCGTCTCCAGCGTCACCGTGACGTAGGTATCACCGAAACTTTTCTCGCCTGTGCCTTTGCGCTTGTGGACTACCACGCCAAATTCTGCGTCTGCATTTCCACGCTCAACCTCAGCTTCCTTGAGCCACTTTGGCAGCTCCATACGCGTGCAGTTTTTGCACTCAACAACAACTGGAAGACCGCGAAAGAACACTCCTGCGATGTCTCCTCTATCGTGAACGCCTGCTGTGGTTCTGCGCTCAATGTCAGCTCCGAGCCTTGCTGCGAGGTAGTCTGCCACTTGACGCTCAAACGCTGTACCTTTCTGTTTCTGCTTACTCATAGCAACCTCGCAAGAGCAATATCAAGAGTGTTCCATGAGCACTGAACAAGCCTGTAGTTGGTCAAGTCAACAATGTTTATTCCACAAGCAAGCGCAATATCACGTTCAAGTCTTGCCCCTCTGGAGGTATGCCATCCGGGCAACATCACGATTGTGTCATACTCAACAAGCGCAGCAACACAACGCTTCATCGCGTCTTCGTAGTCAAGGCTGTCTGGAATATCTGAAGCAGGGTTATAGATCCGTAAGGCATCGCACAGTTTGACAAGTTCTTCAGTAAACGCAAACAAGCCTTTATAGTTCTTTTTCCCTGTTATTGGTCCTGACAAATAGACATTTTTGCCTTCGATTATGTTGCTGAGAGCTTCACCATCGGTTAAGTACGCAACTTGTGCCAGCCTTTTGATTACTTCAGCTGCCTTGTTTTGGTTGTTCATCGCTACTCCTTCCATGCGAGATTTTTGTAGTGATATATGGCTTTTTTCAGCTCTTCAGAAATAGGACCATCATCTATTTTTAATGTTCCTACTTGGGCTGCTTTTACGATGTAATCAGCCCGTATCTCTAGAGCTTTCAAGTACAGTTCATCTGCTGTCGGTTTGCGCTCGGTCAAAACAGGTATGCAATAGTTCCAAGTGTTAGGCAGCATCACGCACCACCCTTGCGCCACAAGCGGGGCAATAAAATGGTTTTGGGTGGCAACAAACTTCTGCCATATAAAAATACCAACCGCATTTATCACATTCATACACATGAACTGCCAATGCGTTCAAGGTTGGCTCATGTGTAACTTCTTCATCTGTTACGTGACACGTAGGGTCTATAAGGTCGGCTAGACGGTTGAAGAATGGCGAGAACTCAAAAGGAGAGCGTTTAGGCTGTCCAATAGCTAAATCTATAGCAATGAAAGCAGCTAGAAATTCATCGCCATCATCTGATTTATCGAATGTATTATCTAGCTCTTTGCCAGCTTCACGTAGCTTCTTCGCTACCTCTTCACGGCTAATCATCGCTATCACTCAGCATTTCGAGCTGGTCGGCGATGTCAAAGAGTTTAGCCATTGACCAAGAAGTCATTTCGCCTTTATCAATAACGCGTCTAATCTGCGTACTAAGTAACTCGGGCGTTACTAGCTTTTTGTGGGTGAGGGTATCAGGTCGAGAATACGTCCAAATGTGGCTTCTATCGCTAGTAAGAAGAACGGAACAATCATCAAGTTTGAATTCATAACCTCTTACTCTGCATATTTGGCCATCTGCACCGTTGGCCACCGTATCTCCGATACGGATAACTTCACCGTCTTTACCCAACGGTAGTTCAATCATGTTGGACGTGTCGCATAGGTCGACAATGGTACTTGCTATCATGCAAGTACTTTGCTCAAATGACGTGCAGCTTAAAAGTTCTTTGTCTGTAAGTGCTTTGAAAAGCGTCTCGTTGTCAATATAGGCGGTATTTTTCAACCTCTCTGCGATTTCTTTACGCTCTTCTTTAGTTAGCATTGTTGCTCCTTTCGATTAGAAACGACACGTTCTCGCTATATAGCAGATAGCCAATGAGTACGAGCGCGGCAAGGACGAGTACGTCGTACGCAACAATAGATACCGTCGCGTCGCCGCCTGTCGCAATTACGGCGACACACGCCAAAGCAAGCACGCCAAACGTGCCTTTAAGTAGATGTTTCATCTTGTAACCCCAATCGGGCATATAGTAGATTTTTGTTAATCAGCCATTTTTTTCGCAGCTTCACCGCTGGAAGCTCGCCTGTCGCGCACATGCGTTCAACAGTGCGTTTATTCATTCCAATGAGTTCAGCGGCTTCTAGCGCGCTTAGAAGCTGTTTACTGGGAAGGTTCTTCGTTTCCGTACGCATAACGCGTGAAGAAGTACGTTTGACCCTTGCCCGTGACTTTTGGCGTGCGGCTGATTGTCACGCTCCCGTCGGCTTTGTGAACGGCCGTTTCTTTGATACGGAATAGTCCAAGCTCCATTGCTCGTTGTGTCGGTACGTTGTAATTGCTGCCGAAACGTCCCAAATAGCCGTCGGCACGTAACCACTCAAAGAGCCGATTTTGGCCAACCTCAATGCCATTTTGTCGCAGCATTTTAGCCAGCTCACCGACTAAACATGTGCCGTCTGCCGCGGATACCGCGTCGGCAAAGCGTGCTTTTGGTGCGAGCTTGTCGATTAGCGCGTCTTTGCGCTTGATAGCGTCGTTAGCCACGATTAAAGCGCGTGAGAGCAGCTCTTCGTTGGTTTCCGTACCGTTCACGGCAATATAACCGCCGTTCGCCCGGATTGCTGGTAAAACATCATGTGTTATCCAGCGTTTGAAACTTCTTGCTTGTGGGATTTTTGAGCCAATCACGGCCGAATATAAGCCAGGCTCGTTAATTATTGCGACGCGCTGCATGCCGCCGCGGGTACGCATTAACTGCGTATCCTTTTCGTCCGCGTCTAATCGGCGCGTCATGTCCGACGGCATACGATAACCGAGCGCGTCGGATACGTCGCGAGCAACAAACCAAGGGTTGCCGCGACTGTCGGCGAATGCTGTAAGCTCGCCGAATTCTTCGGAATAGAAGAGTTGTATACTGGTATCGCCCATATTTTTCACACTTTCTCGGGCATGCCCTGTTTAAGTTGCCGCTTAAATGGGGCTTTTACTTTGGATAGACACAATGTCCAACTTCTCTGCAATTCGTCCAAGTCGCGTTTCTCAAATTGCAAAGCACTTTTATTGATCCTTTCTCTAACTCGAAGGCTTTTAGAACAAACGTGCAAGTGTTCGGGTTGCGCTTCTCCTCTCTGAGCGCGTCGAAGATTGTTAGTTGCTGTGGCATTTGTGCCACTTTCCGAACGCCTTTGCCGCTGCGTTTGCGTTCTCGAAGCTGCCTAGCAGCCATGTATTGCCGTTATCCTCTCTTACGTAGTAATTGTCATTGAAGCGACTCTTTGTGAGCCGTGCGTTGCCGTGGCGCATTACTGTTTTATACGCTGGTTGTGCGTTTCCTGCGTCAGCCGAATAGCGGTTGCGAGGTTGCCAAACGTACTGCCACGCTGCACCTGCGTTTTGTGGTACTGCCATGTTTACTCCCAACCGACCAACTCTTGCGGTTTGACGTTCAGAGCGTCCGCGAGGTTGTAAATAGTTCTAACAGTAGTGTTTATGTTCTGCTGTCTCCCGTTCTCTAGCTTTTCGATTGTTGAAATGTTTACCTTGCTTCTGCTTGCAAGTTCAGCGCGAGAGATATTGAGCCTTGCGCGTTCAGCTCGCAAGTTCTGCGATAGGATTTCTCCTTTCCACACGTTAATTTCTCCTTACTTTTTGCAACGAACATTTTATTTAACTTTTTTATTGTGGTTAGTCGCCACATACAACATATAGTCGTTGGTGACTAGTCCCCTACTATTTCTAGTGGTATTTTCTTTTCAAGGTACTCTGTTCACTAGGTGAACAATAACATAATAAAATATCAAAATTTGATATTCAAGTATCAATTTTAATTATTTGAATATCTTGTGAAGATTGTTTATAATCGCTGCTTAGAGGAGGTACTAAATGCGTAAGTTTGATTTACAACTAAGAGCGTTACGTACCAAGAAGGGTTTAACGCTCACGGAACTAGCTGAAAAGATAGGCTCGAATTATCAAGCTGTCGGACGTTGGGAACGTGGCACGACCGAGATTACATTAGGCGACGCGTTGAAGGTGTGTCGCGTTTTAGATTGCACGCTTGACGAACTCGTCGGCTGGGAAAGCACACCTACAATCAAAGAACAAGAGAAACGCGCCTTTGAGCTGCATAATAAGGTACAACAGGCAATAGAAGAATACCAAGCGTAAAACGGTATGCGAATGTCAACGAGCGCATAAATAGTTTTACTAGTTTTCGCGGGGGGGGTGGCGTTAATTTTCGTTGACTTTATTTTGGCAGTTGATTTGTAAGTAAATAATGAAGGGAAGTTTTTGTTATGTCAGAAGTCCAGGAAACAACACAAAAGACGCTGCAAACAAGAAAGCAGCAATTCAAGAACACTTCAATAGCAACGTTTGTGCTTGGTGTAATCGCGTACGCGCTTAACGCAGCGTTTGCGGCTCGTATCGCGGAGGAAATGTCACTAGCTCAGAGAGTGCCTACACACACAATCGCACAAAGTGCGCTTGCCAATTACGCCGCGGGTTCACAGATTGCCACGATCGTGGCGGGTGTGTGCGGTGCGGTTTGCCTTTGTGCAATTCTGCTTTGGTTCGTTGCCGACTTGCTCGAAATCTCTAAACGCGAAAATGCTTAACGTGCAAAGTGTATACGCCAACTCGCCGCACGAGGTTTGCACGAGTTTTACACTTTTTGGAATATTTTTGGAATATTTTTGGAATTTTCCAAAGAAAAATAGCCGCACAAGGCGGCTACGAGGGAAAACGTGGTGCCAGCAACCGGGTTTGAACCGATGACCCCCGCTTTACGAGTGGTGCCCAAAGTGCGACATTCGGGTATTTATGCGACAAAACGAATTGTGAAAAATCGGCGTTGACCTCGTTAACTGCGACTTTCCAAAACACGGGGTGTTACACTAGCGTTACAGTTTTTGGAATTATTTTGGAATGTTTTTGGAATAATTCCCGAGAGAGGATATATAAACAATGCAACTATACGTTAGGAAGGTAAACGGGAACTGGTGCGCCCGTATCGTGTGGTTTGTGAATGGCAAACGCCACGAGAAACAAAAGACTACACCGTATGAATGCAACGACGAAGATAACCGCGGCAAGAAAGCAGCCGAAGAGTACGCCGCGGCATGGGCGCGGAAGCTCAACATTTCGGACAAAGGCACGAGCAACGGCGCAACTATGACGCTGTATGCGTACTGCCGCGCTCACTATGCGACCCTACAAGCCATGGGGCATATCGAGGGACGAACCGCCGCTGGATACAAAACGAGCCTAAACTACCTCGACCAGTATTTCGGCGAAAAGAAAATCGGCGAGATTACAACGGCCGAAGTCGAGAGCTTTATACAGTGGCTCACCGAGCGCGGGCTATCAAACAACACGATCAAGAAAACGTTTAACGTCCTTCATCACTGCGTGCGTCAAGCTGTCGCGGTGCGCGATATTGAGTGGGACTATTGCGCGGCAATCAAGCCGCCTAAACGCCAACTGCCGCCGCCTAACCCGCTTGACGAGCCTTCACGTAAGAAGCTGTTGTTTATGCTCGAAAACCTCGAAAAAACGCCTTACGTGGTCGCCTGTTACCTCGCATACTATACCGGTATGCGCCGCGGCGAGATTTGCGGCCTGCGTTGGTGTGACGTGGAACTCACGCCCGGAAGTGAATACATCAACGTACGCCAAGCGGTGAGTATCGAAGAAGGCGGAACATACGTCAAACTGCCTAAGACGAACAAAGAACGCCGCATACCAATTCCCACGAGCCTTGCAGTTATTCTCAAAGAACGCCGCGCGTCGCTGTTAGAAGATTGTATGTTGTGCGGTATCTCGTTTGAGCCTGCAATGTTCGTTTGCGGCGATGTCGAAGGACACTACCTACACCCAAGCCCGCTGTCTAAATGGTGGCAACAGCACGCGAAAGAATGGGGCTTAATGGGCACGCAGAAACGCCGCCCGGTATTCCATGACTTGCGCCATACGTTCGCGACGATTGCCGTTCGTGCAACCGACCCAAAGACAGCGCAAGACATTCTCGGACACGCGGATATCAATATGACAATGCGATACGCCGACACCACAACCGAGCAACTAGAGAAAGCGCGTAGCCCTCTAGCGTCGGCACTCGGCGAAAGTACGGACACTGGCGCGAAAGTCGAGGAATTCCCGCGTAAAGCAGCTAATTTCTAGCGTTTGCGTTTCCGCTGGTAAACGGCTTGTTGTAAGGCGTTTTAAGGCACGCAAATTTTGAAGTCGAGTAAATACCCATAAAAATACCCTCAACCACACGGGCGAGGGTATTTATTTAGGCATTCATCTTCGGCATAAAAAACACCCACTAAGTTTGCTAACAAAATCGTTAAGCCTAGCGGGTTCAGCACGAATATTATAGCAAATCGAAATAAAAAAAGAACCCCTCCTGCCGAAGCAAGAGGGGTTACAAGTCTAGTCTTGCACTCTTCCGAGCAGCTCTAGACGTATTACTTAACGCCCGAAATATAGCCGTCGTCGTTGGTGGTTACAGTAATATCACCTGTGAGCAAACGACCGTCTTTGTCGAACGCGGAAATATTACCCGCTCCGACCTCGTACAAGCCGTCGACTACACACGAGCCGTCGGAACGCAGGTAATACCAAGCGTCGTCCAGCTTTAGCCAGCCTGCGGCCATGCGGCCTGTCTCGTCGAGGTAATAACGCTTACCGTCGCGCTCCTGCCAGCCAGTCGCCATGCGGCCGTCAGAGAGCAGCATATACCAGCCGTTATTGTATTCGAGCCATTTATCGAACTGCAATGCGCCATCTTCGCCGAAGTACCACCAGTACTTATCCGAGTTGCTCCAAGAAGCGAATACCCAGCCAGTTAACATCCAACCGGACTCGTTGAAGTAATACCAGCCGTCGCCGACTTTAAGCCAGCCTGTGGCGTAATCGTCGGACGTCGCGCCGGTCTGATACCACCAACTGCCCTTGCCGTCGGTATGCCAGCCGCGCTCCTCAATGGATCGTGTACCGGTCATGACTTCGTACCAGTAGCAAACGCGGCTCATGTATTGCGCGTTCTGCGAGTGTGCAAGCTCGCCAGGACACGCCGTCGCGACAATCTGCGAATGCGGGCGAACGTTGCCGCCCCAACGTGGATATCCCAAGCCGTACTTAATGAGAAGAGCGGCCACGAGGTGTGCGCCGCTCTCTAAGGTTGCTTCTGATACCGTCCACGGGTTCGTGGAGTTGTTAGCGTGCTCAATAGAAATGCTGGACTGGTTCGCCGTCCAGTTGCCGCATGCCCAAGCTGTATCGCTCTCGTATACGTGTTGAGCGATTACGCCGTCACCGTCTACCGAGTAATGCGCGGACTGCGATTGCATACGCGACCACATCGAGGACAAAGAAGCGGCCGTCAAACCGACAGCCGCTTCGTGGTGAACAACTATGTATTGAACGCTATGCCCGCCGCGCCCCGAGTCAAACGCCGACGTTGGCGACCAAATATCAGCGGTAATCTCACCCGAAAAATCAGCCATTATCTGCCCTCCA